CTCGAGCAGGTCATTCGGCAATTGCTGATGGCGCAACGCCTCACGGCGATGACCGAGGACCGCACGCCGGATCCCATCAAGCTCGGCGCGCTGCACATCGAAGAGCGCCGGCTCGAGCTCGAGGCGCGGAAGCTCGATCTCCGCGAGCGCGAGCTCGAGCGCAAGGTGTCGAAGGTCGCCGACAAGGTCGGTCGCGAGCTCAAGAAGGCCAAGCTCGATGACGACACGATCGACCGGATTCGGACGGACGTCTATGGGCTGGCGCCGAGGAAGCCGGCGGCATGATGCGACGCGACGGGCCGCTCGCGGCGCTTTTGCTCGTGCTGCTCTGGCTGCTCGATGCGGTGCTACCGATCGCGATTGTGATCGGGCTGGCCGGTGTCGCCGTGGCTGAGCCCGTCGTCAAGCTCACCGGCTACCAGAAGCGCTGGGCCGAAGACCCGGCGCGCTTCAAGATCGGCCGCTGGGCGCGGCAGACCGGCAAGAGCTTCGTTACGACGCTCGAGGCCGGGCTCGACATGGCCGAGGCCGGCGCGCCGTGGGTCGTGCTCTCGGCCGGCGAGCGGCAGTCGAAGAAGAACGTCGACACCGTCGCGATGCACCTGCGCGCGATTCAGCACGCGGCCGAGGTGATCGAAGGCGAGGACGAGTTCGCGGGCTCGAAGTTCAAGACGCACGAGATCCGGCTCTCGAACGGCGGCTGGTGCATCGGTCTGCCGGCGAATCCCGACACCGCCCGCGGCTGGTCGGCGAACGTGCTCCTCGACGAGTTCGCCTTCCACGCGGACAGCCGGAAGATCTGGGCCGCGCTCTTCCCGACGGTCACGCGCGGCTTCAAGCTGCGCGTCGTCTCGACGCCGCAGGGCAAGAAGAACAAGTTCTACGAGCTCGCGACGAACGCGACGTATTCGCAGCATGTCGTCACGATCGAGGACGCGGTCGCGGACGGCCTCGAGCTGCGGGACGAGGACGGCAAGCTCGCGACGGCCGAAGAGTTGCGCGCCGCGCTCGGTGACGACGAAGCGTGGAGCCAGGAGTATCTCGTCGAGTTCCTGGACGAGGCGACGGCCTGGCTGCCGTACGAGCTGATCTCCGCGGCGGAGGATGCGGCGCTCGACGCCACCCCGGACTGGATCGCCGCGCTCGTCACGCTCGCGCGCGATGCACACCGCGTCGCGCCGACCGTGATCGAACCGCTCCCGTTCGAGTTCCCCGCGCCGCCGGGTGCGCTCTCGCTCGGGCTCGACGTGGCCCGGCGCCGCGATCTCCTCGTGATCTGGCTGAACGCGCGGCGCGGCGACATCGAAGAGACGTGGGCCGTGATCGCGCTCAAGGCCGAGAAGTTCGGCGTCGCCGAGCGCGTGCTCTACACGTTGATGTCGCTGCTGCCCGTCGATCGGGCGTGCATCGACGAAACGGGCATGGGCATGCAGCTCGCGGAGCGCGCCAAGGAACGCTTCGGCGAGTCGCGCGTCGAGCCGGTCACGTTCACGACGGCCGCGAAGCAGGCGCTCGCGGTGATCCTCAAGCAGAAGCTCCAGGACCGCGGCTTCTCCGTCCCGGTCGAACGCGTCATCCGCGAGAGCTTCCACTCGCTCAAGCGCATCGAGACGTCCACGGGCGCGTTGCGCTTCGACGCGGATCGCACCGAAGCCACGGGCCACGGCGACCACGCCTGGGCCGCCGCGCTCGCGCTCCAGGCGAGCGCGACGCCGTCGGGGCCGATCGAGTTCCAGACGACGGGCCGCAAGCGCGCCGGGTTCGCGCTCGATCGGTGGATGGGGCGAGGGCGGGCCTGATGACGGCTCCGGCCAGCCGCCTACGCGCCTCCAGGATCGACGATCTCCCCAGGGCGGGCTATGTGGGTATCCCCTCGATCCGGGTCGTGGCCGGTGACATAGCTGTGACACCGGGTGACACCGGTTCCGCCGGGGGTCCTCGGCTCATTTCGCCGGAGCGCGGTCGATGACGGCCGGAACGACGCTGTTCGACGCCGTCGGCCGGCCGGTCCGGGCCTCGATCGCCGAACGCCGCCTGGTGCCCGAGACGGACGAGGTCGCCGCCCGCGGCCGCGACGATATCTTCCTCGGCTTCATTCGGGCGACGGGCCTCGACGCGACGTCGATCCTCCTCAACCCCGACGCGATCCTTCAGCACGAAGCGCGCGGCAAAGGGCTCGCGCTCTACGACGAGCTGCTGCGCGACGCGAAGATCGGCGAGGCGATGCAGACGCGCAAGCTCGCCGTTGTCGGCAAGGAGTGGCGCGTGCTGCCGGCCTCGGACGACCAGCGCGACGTCGAGATCGCCGAGTTCGTGAAGCGCCAGCTCACGGCGCTGCCGTGCTTCCACCTGGATCTCGAGCAGGCGATGGACGCGATCGCCAAGGGCTTCACGATCCAGGAGGCGATGTGGGCCGTGAAGAACGGCGACGTCGCCCTCGTGGATCTGCGCCACCGCGATCCGCGACGCTTCGCGTTCACGGTGGGCGGCGAGCTGCGCCTGCTCACGGCCAACCAGCCCGTCGAGGGCGAAGCGGTGCCGGCGCGCAAGTTCCTGCACTACGTCTTCGACCCGCGGTACGAGAACCCGTACGGTGAGGCGCTGCTATCGCGCGTCTATTACTGGTGGTGGTTCAAGAAGCACGCGGTGAAGTTCTGGGTGATCTTCGCCGAGAAGTTCGGGATGCCGACGGCGATCGGCAAGTACCCGCCGGGCGCAACGAAGGAGCAGAAAGCCGACCTGCTCGACGCGCTCACCGCCATGCAGCAGGAGTACGCCATCACGTTTCCGGACACGATGAAGGCGGAGCTCCTCGAGGCGCAGCGATACGGCACGGTCAACACCTACCAGGATCTCTGCAACTACTGCGACGCGCAGATCGCGCTCGCGATCCTCGGCCAGACCCTCACCAGCCAGGTCGGCTCGGAGGGCGGTTCGTACGCCGCGGCGAAGGTGCACGGCGACGTGCGCCAGGACTACGTCGAGGCGGACGCGAAGACGCTGAGCGCCACGATCAAGTCGTCGCTCATCCCTTGGCTCGTCGACTGGAACTTCCCGCCGTCGCCCGCCGGCTATCCGGACTGGGTCTTGATGGTGACGCCCGAAGCGGACCTCCTCGCGCTGAGCGAGCGCGACCAGCGCCTGGTGCTGCTCGGCCTGCGCGTGCCGCAACGGTACTTCTACGAGACGTACCGCATCCCCGAGCCGACCGGCGCCGACGCGGTGATCGAGCCGCCGGCGCCGCAACCCGCGTTTCCGGCGGCCGACGGCGCGCCGGCGATGCTAGCGCGGCGCACGTTCGCGGAGGAGGACGTCACGCCGGCGCCGCGGGCCGCTCGTATCTCCGAGCACGCCGAAGCGATGTACGTCGTGGTCCGCGATCGCGGGCTCGGCGTGTACGCGTCTCTCTTCGACGAGCTGCGCCGTGAGCTCGAGGCCGCCGGCACGTATGACGCCGCGGTCCGCCGCCTGCCCGAGTCGCTGAGCCGCGACGAGCGCGCGCCGCTCGAGACGCTGCTGCACGAAGCGCTGGTCACCGCGCATCTCGCAGCGCGCGGCACGGTGCTCGAGGAGGCCGAGGCCGCGGGCACCGACGTGGTGATGCATGCGGCCGCGCTCCCGCTCGAGATCGTCGAGCCGATGCCGCCGCACGAAGCACTGCGATGGTTCACGTCGCTGCGCCCGATGACGGTCGACGCGTTCAACACGCTGTCGGATCGGCTGCGCGCCACGGCCTTCCGCGTGGCGCGCGTCGAGAGCGACGCGCTCGTCGGCGCCGTCCGCGACGCGCTCGGTCGCGCGCTGAGCGACGGCACACCGTTCCGCGACTTCGCGCGTGATCTGAACGGCGTCTTCGATCGCGCCGGCGTCACGCGGCTGAACCCGTACCACGCCGAGACGGTGTTCCGCACGAACCTCAAGACGTCGTACGAGGCCGGCCGCCTGGCGCAATACCAAGACCCCGACGTCGCCGCGTTCTTTCCGTTCTTCCAGTACCACGCCGTCGGTGATGCGCGGACGCGGCCGACACACCGCTACATGAGCGGCCGCGTCTACCGCACCGACGATCCGCTCTGGCTCGTCTGGTATCCGCCGTGCGGCTTCAACTGCCGCTGCACCGTGACGGCGATCTCCGCCGCCGAGGCGCAGCAGCGCGGCATCCGCGAGAGCGCGCCGCCGCCGGCGTCGATCCAGCCCGATCCCGGATTCGCCGGGTCCCCGATGTCGCTCCTGAGGAGGGCCGCCTGATGGAGGAGCTCTGGATCGAAGTCTTCCGCGTCGGCACGTGGACGAGCGGCGAAGGCAAGACGCGCACGTGGACCCTCGCGGATCTCGACCGCATCGTCGCCGCGACGGAGCCGAAGCTCGCGGCCGAAGGCGTGCCGGCCGTCATCGGTCATCCGAAGACCGACGCGCCCGCGTGGGGCTGGGTTCACGCGATCAAGCGCGAGGGTGACCGCCTGGTCGTGCGCTTCCGCGATCTCGTGCCGGAGTTCGTCGAGATGGTGCGGCAGCGTCGCTTCACGAATCGCTCGATCGCCGTCCGCGAAGACCTCTCGATCCAGCACATCGGCTTCCTCGGCGCGGTGCCGCCCGCGGTGCAAGGGCTCGCGCCCATCGCCCTGTCCGCAGCGGCATCGCTCGCAGTGTTCGAATTCCCGGCCCACGTGGCCAAGGAGGAGACCCGCATGACGTTCATGGAGAAGCTCAAGCAGTTCCTCGGCCTGGCGGAAGAGCTCGGCATCAAGGTCGACGCGCCGCCGCTCGCGAAGCCGCCGGTCGATCCGGGCGCGCCGAAGACGTTCAGCGAGGCCGACGTGAAGGCGGCGGCCGCGCAGGCGGCGGAAGCGGCGCGCACCGAGGAGCGCACGAAGCTCGAGCGCGCGCACGCGAAGGCGAGCCTCAAGACCGGCATCGCCGCGTTCTGCGACGGCCTCAAGACGAAGGGCCATCTCCTGCCCGCGTGGGAGAAGGCCGGGCTCGTCACGTTCATGGAGCAGCTCGGCGAGATCGAGGTGGCAGTCACGTTCGCTGCCGGCGCCGACAAGCAGACGCCGCTCGCCTGGTTCCAGGAGTTCCTCGGCGGCATGCCGAAGCTCGTGGAGTTCCGCGAGGCCGCCGATCCGGCGAAGAAGACGCCGACCGTGCTGTCCGACACGCAGCGCGCGATCAATCGGCAGATGGGCGTGGCCGACGAGATCGTCACGAAGTTCGCGGCGTCCCGGAACTGATCCCTGCGGCACATGCCGCACCACCACTCGAGGGGCGCCGGAGCGCCCGAGGAGGACCGGACGATGAAGAGGAAGCTCGCAGGGTTCACGGCGCTCACGATGCTCACGGTGCTGCTCGCACTGGTGAGCGTCGTCGACATCGCCTCGCGCGTGCTCGCGCCCCAGCTCGAGCGCGTCGGGGGCAAGACGCCGGCGCTCGTCGCCGCCGTCCGCGAACGGGTCGACGTCACGCTGCTCGAGACGCGCGTGCGCGTCCGTCGGATCAAAGAAGCGCTCGCCGGCGGAGTGACCTTCCCGGCCGCGTTCCGCGCCTCGCGCATGCCGCTCGTCTCGTGGGGCGCGCCGCCGGCGTTCGCGTTCGCGGCGGCGTCGGCCGATCGCTTGATCACGCAGAAGGACGCCGACGAAAAGGCGTACCCCGTGAAGGCGTCGACGAAGATCTACGCCGGCACGATGGTCGCGCTCGATGCCAACGGCGTGGCGTTGCCGGCGGCGGACGCGGCCAACCTGAAGGTCGTCGGGATCGCCGACGTCCAGGCCGACAACTCCGCCGGCGCCGCCGGCGACATCAAGGTCAAGGTGCGGCGCGGCGTCTTCAAGCTGCCGGCCTCATCCATCACGGACGCGATGGTCGGCAAGCTCATGTACGTCGTCGACGACCAGACCTTCGACGACGCGAAAGGGACGAACGGCATCAAGGCCGGCCGCCTGGTCGAACGCATCTCGAACACGGAAGGCTGGATCGAGATCCTCGGCGCGATGGGACCGGGCGCCGTGGTCGCGGATGCCGCGGTCACGGCCGTCGCGGACGCCGACGCGACATACGGCCAGCCCGAGGCCGACCTCATCAACGACATCAAGGCCAAGTACAACGCGACGGTCGCGCTCGTGAACGAGCTGAAGGCCATCGTCAACACGAACCTCGGTTAACGCCGCGGCCACGGGCCGAGAAAGCGAGACCAACAACCCATGGGCATCGTGAACGCGGAAACCCTGGTGGCGCTCCAGAGCACCTTCCGGGCGCTCTTCCTCCAGACGTACGGCGAGGTCACGCCGAAGTGGCCGCTCGCGGCCATGGAGGCGCCGAGCGAGAACGCCGCCGAGAACTACCAGTGGCTCGGCGACGTCCCCGGCATGAAGGAATGGGTCGACGTGAAGGCGCTCGAGCAGCTGCGCGGCTTCAACTTCAGCATCACGAACAAGGACTGGGAGGCGACGCTCCAGGTCGATCGCAACCACATCGACGACGACCAGCTCGGCATCTACAAGCCGCGCATCATGGAGCTCGCCGCCGAGGCGAAGCGCCATCCGGACGAGCTGATCTCGAACCTCATCAAGAACGGCGCGGCGTCGCTCTGCTACGACGGCCAGTTCTTCTTCGACACGGACCACGTCGAAGGCGACTCCGGCTCGCAGTCGAACAAGCTCACCGGCACGGGCACGACGGTCGCGCAGCTGACCGCCGACTTCCGGGCGGCACGCGCGGCGATGTGGAAG